ATGCTGACAGATAGCAAACTGAAAAACCTCAAGGCGCAGGACAAACTGTACAAGATTTCAGACCGCGATGGGTTGTATATCACTATATCTACCAAAGGGTTAGTAACGTTTCGCTACGATTACCGGATTCATGGTCGGCGTGAGACTCTGACGATTGGTCGCTATGGTGCTGACGGTATTTCTCTGGCCCAGGCGCGTGAAAAGTTGATGGAGGCAAAAAAGCAGGTAAACGCAGGTATGTCACCGTCTGCAGAGAAGCGTGACGGTAAAATGAAGCGTAAAAGTGAGAGGACGTTTTACGATTTTACCGTCAGCTATATGAAACATACCCGACTGGCCGACAGCACCAGAGCGATGAAGCAAAGTATTATTGACCGGGATATCACGCCTGTATGGGGACGAAAGCTACTGTCAGAGATAACGGCTCCAGCCTTACGCGAGTATTGTGACAGGGTAAAACGTCGGGGTGCGCCAGCGACAGCGATCCAGGTCCGTAATATTGTTAGTGCGGTGTTTAAGTTTGCAGCTCTGCATGGTGATTACTATCTCAACCCGGCTGAAGACGTTCTGCCAGCCTCTATTGCCACCTTTGAACCCCGTGACAGGGCGCTTAAGCCAGAAGAGATAGGCTGTTTTTTCAATCAGCTTGAACGGACGGGAACATTACCCACTATAAAGCTGGCCATTAAACTGGTTTTGTTAACGATGGTGCGTAAGAGTGAATTGCTTAATGCATCATGGAGTGAAATCGATTTCAGTACAGGTGTATGGACCATTGAAAGTAACCGGATGAAAGGTGACAGAGATCATAATGTTTATCTATCCCGGCAGGCTCAGGATATTCTGGTAGCCTTGAAAATGTGTGCTGGTAGTTCTGAATGGGTGCTGCCATCCTGTAATCAGTCATCTCACAAAACCATGTCGGCGGCAACCCTGAACAGGGTGATTAACCTTACGGTTAAGCAGGCGCAGGAAAGGGGCATTAATCTGGCACCGTTCTCCGTTCACGATATGCGTCGAACGGCTTCAACGTTATTACATGAGGTGGGATTTAACTCCGACTGGATAGAAAAATGTCTGGCGCATGAAGAAAGAAGCGTTCGCGCCGTTTATAACAAAGCCGAATACGCAGAACAGCGGCGTGATATGTTACAGCAGTGGGCGGATATGGTTGATGGGTGGATTAAACAATACCACCCACAATGATTATGCAGATATTTTTGCGCCAGAGCGTTTTGGGGCCTTGGTCAGGTTCTGTCGCGCGGCGTCCTGAACAGGAGAATGGTTGTTTTTTTGCTGTGTTTTTAGCCAGTTTTCAACTTCCTCTTTGTCCCATGCGACGGCGCGTTTTGTCAGGGCAAAGCGTTTAGGAAAAAGCCCTTTTTGTTCCAGCGCATAAATAGTGCTTTCGGAGAGTGGCACCATCTGTAAAAGTACGTTTTTTCTGATTGCAGCTTTCATCGTTTATCCCTCAACTTGTTAGAAATAAAAAATGTTTACGGAGTGCTGATGGATGGACTCAACCAGACACACTCTGTTCTTAGCACTGACCCTTTTTTTCCCGCTGCGGCAGACTGCTTTGTCTCTTTACGCCATCCGGCCAGTAAATCGTTGTACAGCTCGCTGTCGTAGCCGCAGATCACCACATGACCTTTCAGATGCATAACGGTCTCCAGCAGCTTCTGGTGATCGGCATCGTCCATTTCATAGCGGTAGTATTTATTGGTCAGATTACGGGTGCTGTGGACATAAGGCGGATCGACGAAATGCAGTGTGTCAACGGCATCATGATCCAGCATGCACTGGATGGCATCCCGATTTTCCACCAGAACGCCTTCAAAGCGCTGGCCAACGGCTGCCAGATTGTCGGGCATACGGCTCCAGATATGCTGGGCTGTTCCACTGGTGCGTTTGGTGTCTAACCGAAAGCCGGTGGTGCCTTTGGTTGCTCCAGCAGAGCCGAAGCCCATTGTGGCGCGAATGACTAAGCGTCTTGCCTGTTCAACGGCATTTTTCCCGTAACGATATGCAGAAATAAACTCGGTACGGGAATAGGGGGTCAGGTTGCACGCTTCAACCAGCCGTTTGCGCAGTTGCGGTATACGCAGGACGGCGAACAGATTCACCACGTCGCCGTCCAGATCGTTGTAAACCTCTGCGTAGCTGCGCGGTTTTCTGAGAAGTACGCTGGCTGCTCCGCCGAAGGGTTCCACATAGCATTTATGGGCAGGAAAGTGGCTTATGATCCACGGAGCCAGCCGCCACTTTCCGCCGTGGTAGCGGATTGCCGGGTGCTTAATCATCAAGTTTCTCTCCACGCCGTTCTGTGTTCAGATGTTGCCACTGCGCCGCAATTCGCTTCATTACCGCATTACCCTCCGGGATAACCTCCTGCGGTTCCTTCATTAGCATCACCCGGCCCCAGATAACGATCAGCGCTTGTTCCAGCAGGTCGTAGTCCAGATAACACAGGTCGGGAATATCCAGTTGCCATACGTAGCCGTTCCATGCAGAAAGCAGTACCTGCGCGGCGGCGCGTCCGCCACTGGTTTTCGTCAGGGCAATATCGACTAAGGCATTAACGGCATGTTGATACTCTTCAGGTGTTACGCGGAGCCTCTGCCGTTGGTTTTCTGATTGGGCTAGTACCTCTAAAAACTCATTCATCGCTCTCTCCTTTTAACGTTGAAAAACCCAGCACTTCACCGTTGTCGGTTGGCGCGGTGCGGCAGGGTAACGGCGGTTAAATTCGGCGTTGATGGCGCTGTTAACCGTTCTGACTTCAATAAACTTGTGGGCGCGGCTGGTTTTCAGTACCCGTTTTAAATCGCTGACGGGCGGGATCTGCTGGCGGCGCTCGGTGGCCCGTTGAATAAAGTGGTTGAGGTTGACGGCAATAAGCTGCTCGTCACGCGAGTGGTTAAGCTGTGGCTCGTCGTCGCCATCAAGAAAGTCGAAAATATCCCAGAATTCTTGCACCAGAGGATGATCGGCGCTGATGGCCTGCTGGCGTTCCAGACTGAGACGGATAAGCATTTCTCTGGTTGTCTGTTGCTGCTCCTCCGTGACCGGAATAACCAGCGCCAGCGCGTCGAATAGCGCCATAAGCAGAGCGTGGTTTTTAATGATGCGAATATGGCGAATATCGGGGTGAGCATGAAGGTGCTTTTCATATATCGGGATCTGGCGGTTGACGCATTCCAGTACGGCCTGCTCTGTCAGCGCAGCCTTCAGCATAAAGCCGGAAAGCTGTTCCACCGCCAGGCGTTCGAGTTGCTCTGCGGCGGTCTTGGTCTGGATATTCTGGCCGCTGCGCTCGGTGTACAGGTGAATAATACGTTCCAGTATCGGGGTAGAGGCGCTGACATCTGCGTTTTGCGCGATCACAATCGCCCCCCGAAACGGTGGTTCATAGGTCTCGTTACCGCTGTTACGCAGGCCGCGCGAACGCACCGAACGGCCATTATAAGCGGTCTTCAGCTCTTCCCAGTCGAAGCCGCGCTGCTTTGCCCCGTCCTGATTACGGTCGCCTTCAATCAGTACCACCGGCAGGTTCGCCACCTGAGCAAAGTTGCGCGCACGGGCGGCCAACGTCGCTTTGGATGGATCGAAGCCCTCATAATCGCGACGCCCCAGTAGTTTCCAGAGGAACTCGATTAGCGTGGTTTTGCCGCTGCCCGGCTCGCCGACGATCTCCAGAAATGGAAAACTTTTATGCTTATCGCGGATCTGCTCGGCAAACAGTGAGCCGAACCAGAACGCCAGTGCTGCAAAACCCTTAGCACCGAACGCCTGCCATAGTAGCTGCGGCCATTGATGATTCATTTGCTTCAGGTTGGCGTTCAATGTCAGGTTGACCGACTGGTTAAGGCTTTTCAGGCTAAGTTTGCCCATGTCGAAGAAGTCCTCTTCGTTAAGCCGGTATAGCCGACCGTCGCGTACGGCCAGATCATTGAATACGTAGGTGTGATGTTCTTTGCTGTAACCAATAAAGTCGGTGGTCTGGACGGTTTTGATTTGGGGAAGTTGCTTAAGCAGCAGCTTATCTAACTGCTGGCTGGTGCCGGTGAAGATGCCGCCCTGCGCGATATGCAGCAGGCGTTTTTTGAACTCCGAAGCGCTGGAAAGCTGGGAGCCGGTAAAGGTGTTTTTTATCGGCGGCGTGTCGTCCGGGAAGTTAATGCGGAAGTAATACCAACTTTCGTCGGTGATGGCGTTGGCCTGATAGTAAAGGGCCGTCGGGTAGCAGTTGGCTATCTCAACAACAGCGGCGGATTCCTGCAGGGCTTTATGTTTGGCCTCTTCCTCGTCCAGTTTCTCCTTGCTGTTATACATCGCGTTATCAAAGGCGCGCATGTAGCGGTCAATATCCAGCTTGAACCAGTACAGGCGGCTGTCGAACTCGAAGTGAAACTCCTTGCGCTCGGTGCGTTCATACATCAGCAAGGCTTTGGCGTTCGGATTAGAGGCGATCAGCAGCGAGCCGTAGTAGCGGTATTTTTTAATCAGCTCCGGGTGTAACCGATCGCGCTGGTGCAGATCGTTCCAGTCCAGCTTGTTGCGGGAATGTGGCGTCTGTGCGGCGGTGGCGGGCCAGCCGTCATCGCGGCTGCGTTTCACCCAGCGGCGGGTGTAGCTCATCCCTGCTTTATCATTGTCCAGCGCCCAGACCAGCAGGGGGCGCTTTTTATCCGTGAATTGTGCGGCCAGTTGGCTTAACGCCTGCGCCGGATAGTTGTTGCAGGTCATCAGGGAAACAGCGGCGATACCGTGGTGGTGCAGAGCGATGGCGTCAAAAATACCTTCAACCAGCCAGATTTCCTGCTGCTCTTCCAGCTTTAGCGTCGGCAGTTGCCACCATAGCCCGCTGTAAGCACCGTGGAAATTGGCCTTGCGATCGCCGAAGCGCTGCGGGCGGTCGATGATTCGTTCCCACCATACGCCGTCTGCCAGCGGGAAACGCACCGTGGCCGAGCCGATATCTAAGCGCGCGTTATAGTGGTTCTCCTGACGGTAACACCCTCGGATTAGGGATAGGTCGAAGCCGCGCATTTCGCGCAGATAGGCATCGGCGGCAGCCTGAGGGTTTTCTGGTGTTGAGGGGTGTCTGTCCGACCAGCTTTCAAACAGATCCGGATACACCTCTTTGATATGGAGTTCGGCATGGCATTTATTCAGGCGACCGCAGCGTAGTACCCACGGGCTGATGGCGCTGGTGTACAGCTCCTTTTTCTGGCAGTCCGGGCAGACGCCCTGCCGTAGCCAGTCCCCCTGTTCTTTAAAGGAAAAGTCGGCCAGCAGTCGCTGCATGATTTCCTGATGTAATTGTGGTTGCATTGCCTGCACCTTTAATTCAGGTAATACCTTCCCGGCACATAAAATGTGTTTTTTATTTATATGGTGATTACTCTATTTAAAATTATTACGTGTATTTATTTTTCTCTAACCACTGGCCTTTGCTGGAGAGTGGTATCTGTATTTTTGGATTTGGGCATCCACTGGGGACAACGGTTCCCATAACGGTTTCCATCGCAATAAATGAAAACGAGCAGTTAACGTTTTTGCATTGGTAATACAGCTTACGGACCAATGGCGACATGTACTCGCTGCTGCGGATAATCGCCTTGCCGTCACAGTGTGGGCATCTCATCATAAACAGCCTCCATGAAATATCTTTTTAAAATCAATTGTTTTTACCACTCCCCTGCCGAAAGGTGGTGATGCCCTGCAAATAGATCAATCGCGCCATACTGGAAAATGAACGGTTCTGCTCCAGGGCAATCTCTTCCAGCTCTTTGATTTCAGCTGGCAGCAGGCGCATGGCTATCGGCTTGTTCGACATCACTCCGCGCGGGGCGCGTGATCGCAGTACGTTTTCATCTGTTTTCATAGTGGTATAGTGTGTTAGTTAGCGTTTTAGAAAGTTAAACCATTATTTGCAGTTTTCTGCAAGTAATCAATATTGGATTGCAGATAAATGCAACTAAGTGATCGACTTCAAGAGATTCGTGAAAAACTGGGACTAACTCAAGAAGAAATTGCGAATCGGTGCGGTGTCGCAAAGCGGACTTATTGTGATTATGAGTCTGGGAAGAGCGAGCCAAAAAGTAGTTTTTTAATCGCACTGTCGGAGATTGGTGGGGATGTTCTGTATGTGTTGACCGGTACACGGGCACCGGTATCAGATCTGTCCAGTAAAGAAAATGCGTTACTTGAGAACTACCGGGCCTCGACGCCTGAACATCAGTCTACCCTTGATACGGTTAGCGCTGCGCTTGCGCAACCGGGAGCATGGAGGAAATCCAATGCATAACAATGTATCAACTTTCGTTTATGTTAATGCGCGTGGTGAAGTAAAAACGCATTCAGTGCATTCTGTTAGTGAATCAGAAACATATTTTCAAGGGATTTGTTTTCTTGATAAGAAATTAAAAACGTACAGAAAAGATCGTATCGTAGAGTTTTTTTCTTCTTATGAAGAAAGTGAATCTTATATTAATAATAATACGCCTGATTTTATCATAAGTCAGATTATTATAAAGTGCGAAAAAGAATGTGAAAATAAATCTAAATTCGAGATTTGTTTTACGGGGTTTTCTAAAGGTGATAAACAAAGGTTAACTGATATTGCTGTTGAGTCTGGAATGCTCATTCGTGCTTCCGTCACAAAGGATCTAGATATGCTGTGCTGTGGGAGTAATGCCGGCCCGGCTAAATTAGAAGCTGCAAGACGTCAAAGTGTGATTGTAGTGAGTGAAAGTCAGTTTATGACGTTTCTTGATACTGGGGAAATTCCGGTTGACTCTTGATAGGGTTAGCGCTGCGCTTGCGCAATCAGGGGGTAGTGAGATGCATAAATGGTGAGTGAGTTTTGTGAGTCTTAAATTTATTTAAGAGGTGGGAATAATGTTTAGATGTGCTGGTTGTGGTGCTGAATATGAGCAATTAATTGAAATTTGTGAAGAATGTCGAAAGGAAGTGCCAATAGAAAAAATTGACGGCCCAGAATTAATTGCTATATCAGCTGTGACAGCTCATCTTGAAAAAGTAGATAACAAATACGTTGTAAAAGCCGGTAAATTATGGAATTTAAGTAATGATGTTGCTAATGAGTTTATTGTAAAGATAGAAGCAAAATTTAGAAGGAAAAATAAATTTCATAATTTTTTAACTAAGGAGGAATTACCATATTCTATGCCAGTTCTTCTTAAAAAGTATATTGCTAAAAATATGATTTTTAAGAAAATGGCTCAAACAGTAATGGACAGGATAAAGTCAAGAGTTGTAGATGATGGGCGACTTGGCAGTGTTACAGATAATAATGTTGTCTTTGTCCATTATAAAACCAATGGAGATGATGATGATTTTGGCCGACTTTTAATTGTAATGGTTAATAAAAAAAGTGGATTTGATTTTGACTCAGTAGTATTGACGCCTAAAAAACTATCTCCGATAGATACTGATTCTCTTTCTCAGGCTGCACTTTTTGATTTAACCCTCTTTAGGGTTGTTTACCCTGATAATAAGGGTGAGCCATATGTCAGATTTATTGAAGGAAAATCCCGTAGTAATTTTTTTAAAGATGCACTAGGTTGTAAAAAAGATGTGTCTAATAGTAGAAGTGTTGATGAATTATTTAGGGCTATTGCTGATTTCACAAAGGAAAATAATATAAGCAATCCTCTTAGGGATAAAGCTGAAGAGGCGGTGTGCGAGCTTTTAAATAACAAAGCTAAAAATAAGACAGGTAATAAAACTGTAACTATTAAAGATATAGAGAAAATTTTTGATAAAATTATTCCTGATGCGCATCCTGCAAAAGGGAAGTTTACTGATTTTGTTTATGATAATGAATATCAAATCGATGATGTCTTTGAACCGACGAAAAATGCGACCATTAAGGCTAGTTCTTTTGATTTGACTGATGAGAATAAGAACTTTGAGTGCCGTGTGAGGCGTGGCGCTGTGGGAGGTATTGATTCTGGAAAGCCTGTAATGCTGGACCGAAAGAATAAATGGCTTATACTACCACTCTCTGATAAGGATTTTGGACAGCTTGATGAATTTTCAGGAGATCAATAATGTCTGTGGAGATAGCCTTTGGAAATTTGGTTGATATCCTTAAAAAATCAACGATTAGTGATGATGGAGGGTATCTTGTAGCTGAGCTTGAGTGTGACGCCGGTGGGGATGATTTTATCCGGGAGCAATTATCATTATGCTCTTATACTAAAATAGATGGTTGTATTAGTGATTTTGATGATTCAAGAAAGTTATATATTAATAGAGCGGCTGATTGTTGGGGTAATAAAGAGATAGCTTTCTATCAAACTCATAGTGGCTTTTGGCAACAAATCAGGAATTATAAGAAATTACCTGATTTCTTTTTTATAATGGAGGATAAGGTATCTTCATGTGACTCAACTCCGTCTGAGCGAATTTATTGTTATAAAGCTTTCTTTCTATGGAAAGAGTTGTTGTCAACTTTATCAGATCACTGTGATAATAACCAAATTATAATTTTTATATCTAATGATAAAGGGGGGCGAAAAATTGAGCTGCCAGTATTTCTTAATAACTCTGACTTAGATGAGTTAGATGATCCAGTTTTGGTTTTTGAAAGTGCTTCTAAACTTAAGGGATGGCTTGATATTAAAGATGCGCATGAGAAAGAAAGATTGTCGGTGATGCGTACTGCATTGGCTGAAGTGATAGATACACTTGCAGATAACAATGATATTTTCCTGTCTTTAATGAAAAAAGCCAAGAATCTTCTAAGTAAATATGATGAGCTTTATGATATATACACAAAAAGATTTTCTATAAATAAGATATTGAATGAGCTGGATGAAAAGAGTTTAGAATATACTAGTAAGATAAATGAATACATATCATCAAGCCAAAATAAAGCGCTAACTATTCCTGGTGCATTGATAGCAGTTGGTGCTTTGGCTAAAGTTGGTGGTTTGTTGGAAGGTGCAATCATTCTGGGTGGTTTGTGGATGATAAAAAAAGTAACGGTTACTGCGAACGATATATATAGAGACTCTTTTTTATCTTTGGAGAAAAGGCTGGAAAATGCATTTAGGAAATATCTGCGATTTGATGAGGGGAAAGAAATTAGGGATAATGCAATTGAAATAGAAACTGACCTTAAGAATAAAGTAGGTAAAGCAAGAGAACGGCTTGATAAAATTGACGCTCTTGCTACTTATATGCTTTGGGGGAGTGTTGTTTATCTCGTGGTGACCTTAGCTTTCCATTATAATCCAGATATTTGTTCTGTAATAAAATTTAAACTTATTGAAATATGGCAAAGTATTAAGGCTTCAAATTTAACTCAAATTCAATAGATGTCGTGTATCCCATTGTATTATCTAATGTGTGTACACATCTGGTCACGATCCATTCTGTATCATCAATCTCCACTTTAAATCCCTTTACCTGCACCGGCAGTTCTGAAAACAGGTCAGGCCGTCCGCGCGCCAGACTCAGGCTGAACGTTGCCGCGCCGCGTTGTAACTGCGCCAACGCGCTTTTGGCGGCCCGCCAGGCGTTTTGCTTACTGGCATAGGTGTGGCGTAGGACTTTAATGTTACCCTCTTTGCCGACCATGACCCCGGTTTCTACGTTATCCCCTTGCTCTCGCTTGACTTTGCTGGCTCGTTTTTTGGCTTTGCGGGTATCCAGCCAGTAGGCGGTAACGCCGGTATAGGCTTCTCTGTCCGCGATGCTGAAACGGTGACTGTCGCCGTCTGCGCGGGTAATGGTGACTACCGGCAGCGGCTGGCCGCTGGCACTTTTTCCGGCTCCTGTCGGCATCAGCAGCAACGCGTTATTTTTCACGCAGGCGATGGCGTCATACCTCTGCGCCAACCGGGTCAGGAAGGAAGCATCGGACTCGTTGGTCTGGTCAGCGTGTTCAATGGCGATCCCGCTCAGTTCACCGCTGACCGTTGCCTCCAGCGTATGGCGTGCTGCGATGGTTTGTACAATCGCGCCCAGCGTCACATCGTGGTAGCTTTGCTCCCGCTTTACGTTCAGCGTATCGCGAAAATCGGCGCTGCGGGCGCGGATGCTGAGTACATCCGGCGTGCCGCTGTGCTCCAGTTCGTCCACGACAAAACGATTCTGCAACATGATGCCTTCCCCCTGCCAGCCCAGAGATACACTGAGTTGTACACCCCGTTTAGGCAACGCCAGCAGGCCGTCGCTGTCATCCAGCTCCAGTTGCAGTTCATCCGCCTCGAAGCCGCGATTATCGGTGAGCGTGAGGCTGATTAGCCGGTTTTTCAGCTGCGATGAGACGTCAACACCATCCAGCGTGATGCGGTATTCCGGCGTGGGCTGGCCATTCAGCGCAGACGTCATAGCTCATCCACCATTGCGAGGATGTCTCCCATCTTGCCGCCCGGCTTCGGCGGATCGACGCGTTTTAGCGCCAGGGTAAACTCAATACGCCGGGCGGCGCCGTCGCGGAAAAAAACGCTTTTGGTGATGTTTACGCTTTCAATGACGAACCATCCCAGCATGGTGCCTGTCCCTTCAATCAAGGGCCAGGTCATCCCCTGATCGGCCATTTTGCGCAGAAAGAACAGGGTAAAGCGTCCACCGGTGAGTTCCGGCAGCAGTACGCCGTTTAACGTAACAGCCTCGTCGCCTACGCCGATAAACTGGCTGGCCGGGCGCTGCCCCACGCGGGAACTGGTGGGATGTCGCCAGGATATCGACTGTTGCAGATCCTGATAGGGCAGGGTTTTCAGACTGAAAACAAACAGCCCCAGCGCCATCATCATAAGCGTCTCCTTAGTCAATATCGCGCAGGCTGCTGCGCCTTCTGGCGGCATTCTGTCGTTCGCGCCTGTCCAGTTCTTGCACCACCAGTTTTGCCAGCTGCTGCTCGTTCATGCCGGGGGCGGCGTGAATATGGATGGTGATCGGCCTGCTGCTGGCTGCTGGTGCCGCAACGGATGACGGGGAGAGCGGGGCGCGGTTGTCTGGTAGTGCGCTAATCGGCGGCATAGCAACGGCTGCCGCGCTGAGCGTCAGACCGGCACCGGCGGCGACTAGCCGTTTTGAGAGATACCCAATGCTGGCCAATGCTGCTTGTGTGTTGCCCTCAATGCCGATCGCCAGCCCGTCCACGGTATAGCGGCCCATCTCGGCAAACACGCGTGACGGGGAGTGAATACCGAGTTTGTCCTTAAACCAGTTGGAAATATTGTTGCCCAGATCCAGCACGCCCTGTTTGATGCTCTCCCACTTGGCAACGATCCCCTGTTTCAGCCCCTCCATAATATTGCCGCCTATCTTGGTGAAGCGCGCCGGCAGGTTGCTGCAGCTGTTAATTACGCTGTCCCAGACAGTGGTAAACACCGTGGATAGCTTCCAGTGGGTGAAAAAGGTGATGATGGCGTTCAGGGCGGTGCTGACGATGGC